GTCATCACCGATGACAAGGTGTCAGCCATCGTGGAGTGGGCGAACAAGAACGGCTTGGCTCTTGCGGACATTGCCGAGAGGTACGACTTCGCCTCGGAGGATGTCAAGAAGCAGATAGAGGATAACCTTGATATGCCGAAGTAGTATGACTAAAGAACAACAGTGGTTAAAGGAGCGGTGCGGTTATCTTTCCGCATCTATGATTAAGGACATCGTGGCGAAGTCGGGCAAGATTACGCTCGGTGTGCAGTCGGCTATTAGGTCGAAGCGCTTTGAACGCGAGCACGGATATTCTCTGCCCGTTTCTTCGCGTCCGATGGAAATCGGCAAGGCCAATGAGCCTTATGCGGTTGCTTGGTTCAGAGAGAATCATCCCGACATTCCGATTATCTATTCGCAAGACCTGCCGAAGATTCCGTTCTGGACGGTTGATTGGGCTAAGTTCGGAGCATCGCCGGATGCTTTTAGCGAGGACGAGTCCGTTGTGGTTGAGTTCAAGACTCTTGTAAGCAACACCAACGTGGAGTTCTACTCCGACGAGCACACCCCTTATGAGGCGAAGATGATGGACGCTTGGAACGAACACGGAGACCAAATCCTCGCGCAGTTCTTGTCGAACCCGAAGGTTCAGACCATTTATCTCGTCAAGCACGTTCCGCAAGACGACGACAACGAGTGGGATTTCGATTCTCCGACCGCCCCTTGGCGTGGACACGTGTTCGAGTTCAAGCGCGAGAGTTACACAGCATCCCTCGCGTCGCTGAAGGAGCGCATCTGTCTTGTTGACGCATTGATTGATTCTGACCTTAATCCTTCCGAAATGGACGGGTATCAGTTGGTCAACGGTGTCCTTAAATATGTCGAGAAATGATAATTTGGATAGAAGGTAACGAGGTTTACGCGGGGGAAACCCTAGTGGTGACGTTCGAGCCGTACAAAGATGGCATTCGGATTTCACCAACCCCCGCGTGCACCTTGGGCAAGTATCTTGGGGCGATAGTGCGCCTCAAGGATGCAGGATACGAGAAGATATATGAGTCTCAGCCCCCTAAATAGGACGACTGCGCCACAGATTCTGCGCTTCTTCGACGTCTGCTTCAAGCAAGGCGTTGTGGATGCGTATGACATCGGTGACGACTACGCGGTGAGGGAATTCTTGGATTTGCACAAGCCCGATTGGAGTTTCGGCATCTTGAATGAGCCGAACGACTACGATTGGAAGATGTTTCGCTTTTGTATGTATCGGTGGGCTCGCCAGCATCGACTGACGAGCTTCGCCGAGAACTATATCTATAAGATTCGCACGACGGGTTTTCTTTGGGCGCTGCTTCCGTTCTGTATGCGCATTTATATGATGGGTATGGAGGAATGGCTGGAGTATCCGAATCCCGTCGGCATAGAGGTGTTCAAGAATACCAACGCAGTTCATTGGTCTCCGCGATTCAAGGGACAGATGAAGTTGACGAAGGCCGATTGGTTCTCCTATATTCAGGAATTTGCGATTGAGCACCGCCGCTTGCCAGCGGAGCAGCAGATAATGTCGCCGTTGGTGATGGAAGATTACCCGCAAGCGCTGTATGACTTGACGCGGACGTTCCAAAAGCGGAAAGACACGAAAGTTAATGTAAAAGCATATTTCCATGAAGGTGTTTAAGCCAATCCACTCTGAGCCGGGCGCTTTTTGGTTCGACTATGTTCTTCTGCCTTACGGTGAGTTCTATGAGCCGACCAAGGGCATTTTGGACGCGAAGAAGGGCGATATTCTGCGCTTTTTCAACGGCGATGATGTGCCGATTGAGAATGTCGTGATGATGGATATCAACCGCGTGTTCGATGTGCTCTGCCGAATGCGGTACGGCATCGGCTCCAAGGCTGTATTGCGCAAATGGCAGGACAATGCTCGTATTCAAGGTCACGGTAGGGATATTATTAGCGCCGAGAAATGTATATTGGTAATGTTGGACAGGGATGTTGCTAAACTGTAGATATGCGGAGAGGGTAATGCTTCCGCACAACGCGATTGGAGCGGGTGTGTCGGAGTATGAAACTGCCGATAAAGTGAATGTGCGGTTGAAGTTCATCGGCACTTGGAACAACAAGGACGGACTGTTTGACGAGGAATTGGATAAGATTTGCGACGATGCGTTCGGTGTGGCTTTCGATTCCATTAAGTCGATTTGGATTGCACGGCTCGGAATGGTAGATGATTATTGGCATTATGTTAAACTTATAAAACTTTAACCGAAAAAGGGGCTGAAGTAGGATTGTTGCCGCCGAGTGAGCCCCTGAGCGTAAAGTTAGTATTCGCCAAGCGTTTCTAACAGCGACAGACCACGGGGTAATTCCCAAGGAGTGCACTAACGGCGGCGCATCGGTGCGGATGAGGGACAAGACCAGCCGCTACTGGCGGAGGAGGCATGAGAAATTCGCACCGATTTTTGGATGGGTAGCTCAGTTGGTTAGAGCGCCCGGGTGACACCGAGGAGGTCGCAGGTTCGAGTCCTGACCCGTCCGCAAGATATGGAATTTATAGAATACTATACCGATTCGATTAACTTCAGTTCCGCTAGCATAGATGAACTTTTCCAGTATTATCGCAAGGTTGGTTTCCCGAACTACTCGCGAGACGATTACTCGCCCCGTTATGAGTTGAAGAAGGTGCACAACGCCGACGATATGGACTATTTTAACGGCGAGACCTTTGGAAAATATCAGTCAGCTAACGGCTTTCTGTTTTCATACTTCCCTCATTGGATAGATGTGCGATGCGGGAATTCTCCCTCTTTGCGAGAGTGCTGGGAAGACGACAAGATGTTGCGAGAATTGCTCATTAAAACGCGTCGGTTTTGTGAAAAACACGGCGAGAACTGGAGCACGAACAGGTTAAGGCAAAACGCCAAAGTCTATTGCGCGAAGCAATCGGTATCCAACTTCAATCCCGTCTGCGCGAGAATCCTCTACGATAATTTCGCCCCAAACGGCATCGTGTATGATATGAGTATGGGTTGGGGCGGCAGGCTTTTAGGCTATCATGCATCGAATGCGCGATTGTATATTGGCTGCGAACCGTCCACTAAGACGTTTGCTGGACTGCAGGCTTTACAGCGCGACATAGGCAAAAAACCGACGGCATTATTGCGGGTTGGCAGTGAGCGTGTAAATCTCTCGGATTATGCAGAACAGCTGGATTTCGCTTTTACAAGCCCGCCATATTTCGACACCGAAAAATATTGTGATGAACCAACTCAGTCTTACATTGCATATCCGACATTGTCAAGGTGGCTCCACGACTTTATGAAGCCGACGATAGAAAAGGTCTATGCTGGATTGCGCCCGGCAGCCGCCATGGCCATCAACTACGCCGACCAGCCGAAGATGACAGAGTCCATTATATCAATAGCGGAGGGTGTCGGCTTCGCCCTTGAGCGCACCTACAGATATGAGCTCTCAAGCATAGCGGGCAAAGGAGTAAAGTATGAGCCCATCTTTCTTTTTAGAAAGCCAGGCAACGGGATAAAAAGGGAGCTTGTATTAAACACGTTATTTTGAGATGAGTCTGCAATTACGGTCATACCAGGAGACGGCGGTCGGGGAAATCCGTACTGCATTGGCGAAATATAGGCGGGTGCTATTTCAAGCCCAGACCGGCTTCGGCAAGACCATCGTGTTCTCATATATCGCGATGGCCTCTCAGAAGTATAACCGGAAGGTGCTTATCTTGTCTGACCGAACCGAGATTTTGACGCAGAACGGTGGCGCATTGGTTAAGTTCGGTATGGATGTGGACTACATCACCCCGAAGCACAGGAAAGTCCCCACGAAGAACATCGTGGTTGCTATGGCGCAGACGATGAAGCGCAGGGTGGAGAAGCAGGAGTGGCTGGACTATCTGAAAACCGTTGAGCTGCTAATCGTGGATGAGTGCCATAATTGCACCGCCGATTTTATTCACGAACTCGTCAACCCGAAGTGCTTTGTTCTCGGCTGTACGGCAACTCCGAAGCGGTATGGCCACCAAAAGCAGTTGGGCGAGATGTATAAGGCGATGGTCCTGGGCGTGACTACACAGGAACTTATAGACCTAGGATATCTCTGTAAGTGCCGCCTCTTCTCGGTAGCAGCACCCAAGTTGGATATTCCGATAGACCAAGGCATCGGAGACTACAACCGTAAGGCTTTGGCCCAGGTTTTTGAGCAGAGGGCACTATACCAGGGCGTAGTCAAGGAGTGGCTGAGACTGACTCCACACACGAAGACTATATGCTTTTGCGTGTCTTCTCAGCAGGCTATCGAGACCTGTCGCGAGTTCGAAGCGAACGGAATATCCGCAAGGTATG